CCATATTCAAGGACGGCAACCCCGTCCGGCGGGACGAGCGCAGCATCCACACGGGATACAAATGGGAAGTCCGCACGGATTTCTGACCGCCATCACCCCGCCCGGTTTTCCGGGCTTTTTCTTGGATGCGCAAAATGCCTGAGATGAAAATATGCATCCCGGAAAACATCCGATTTTCCGATCTTCGCCTGGCGCGCGACGCTGACGGTATGGTGTCGTTCGACTGGACACCGATCGACGCCATTTGCGAGGCGAGTGGCATCGATCTGGCGTTTTTCCGGCAGACGCCAGAGGATAACGTCGCGGCGTTGATCAACGAGTGGTACCGCCTGCACATTGCCGATGGCGGGCCAGCAGACGCGACGCAAGAGGAACTGATCGCCGAGGCGCTGGCCGAAGAGGCGCTTGGCGGCGGGTTTTCGTATTCGCCAGGGAGGGCTTGATGACCAACCATCCAAACCGCGGCGCAGCCCAGACGGCCGCAGCGAACCCAACACCCGAAGCGATCCTGAAAGCTCGCGAGGCGGCAGGACTGTCGCAGTCAGAAGCCGGCGCCCTGATCTACTCCGGCCTGCGCTCGTGGCAGCACTGGGAGTGGGGAACCAGGCGGATGCACCCCGGACTTTTCGAGCTATTTCTCAAAAAAACGGGGAAAATGTCTTGACAATACGCCCAATGGGCGTATTATTAGGGATGTGGATAGACCACAACCGCGCCTCGGGGATCAGGGGCTGGAGACTCAAATGACCAAGACCGCATACACCACCGCCATCGAATCCGCCATCGACACTACCGCTACTATCGGTCCTGGAGCGTGGTCCGTGAATTCTGGCGATGGTTACGTCATGCTCGTTTGGACGTGCGATGAGTCCGATACTGGCGAGATGTCAGTCGGCGACGAACCCTGGAGCGAGTTTGGCGGAAACGCCATCATCGCCGCATCCGGACTGCCAGAGTTTGACGACTCGGGGTGCGACAGCTATCGCGACCAGTACGGCGACGACGTCGTCACCCAATGGGTGCAGTGGAATATCGAAACAGAGTAAACGTATTACAAAACCAGCCAGCCGCCTACGGGCGGCTTTTTCACGCCTGCCGATCCTGCGCCCTGCCCGTCCGCCAGCGATCGCACACCAGCAGCAGCGCCACACCACCCGTAGTGATCGCCGTCGGCACGCTTGGCAAGTCGCCGGCGAGGATGGCGTACAGCCTGGCGACGGCACCGACGGTGAGCAGGTGAAAAGCCAGCCGTGGGACCAGGTTGGTGCAGGGGCTCATCCGATTGATGGCGGGCTCGGCGAGCAGGGCGACGATGACGGATTCGAGTGCGACGATCGCCTGCAGCAAAGTCGCGGGCTCAATTTCCATCGTCGTATTCCCTGGCCTTGCGGTCGGCGATGCGCAGCACGGCGGGGCCAATCACCCGTTGACTGATCAGGCCGATCAGCAGGCCGAACGCGGTCTGGGCGATCTCGCGCGAGAGGTCTCCAGGCAGGGCGCCGCGCAGGATGGCGACGGCGATCGGCGAGAGGTAGCCGGCGACGACGGCAGAGCCGGCAGTGGCGGCAGCCCGGCGAAACAACGGCGCGGGCGGCTGGTAGGTCAGCGCCCACAAACCACCAGCGAATCCGGCGAGCAGGATGTCGGGCTGCAGCCCGGTGGAAATTCCCAGGATGGTCAGGCCGGTGGCACTGACGGCGACCGCGGCGACGCTGGATGCGGGCTCAGGCGGCAGCATTATCTTGTCTGCACGCCCGAAAAATCACGCATCGGCGGTCACTCGCACGACGTTGGTGCCATCGGCCAGGAGGATGGCCCGCTTGGTCTGCGCCACCACGATGCCAGCCCCGGCTGATGTCTTGAACGTCGTCGTGAACGCCCCGGTGTTGCTGCAATAGACGATTCCCTCCCAATCATTCGGCACGATGACGTTGCGGTTGCCGGACAAAATCCCGGTAGTCGTCAGGTACCGGCAGGCGGCTTGTGCCTGCGTCAAGGTCACGTCAGCACCGGTAACCGCGACACTAGCCTTGCTCGGGATGTGCAGCGGCTGCCATTGCCCTCGGCAGTCTGTGTAGCTGGTGATTGTCGTGGCGTTGGTGACGGCGGTATAGAGCGGGATTCGTCCTGGCGTGAATCCGGTCGTGTTTTTGGTTACCGTACCGCTTCTATCCGCCTCGATATAGTTTGTCGTGCTCGCGGACAGCGTGATCCCGGTCGTGGAGTTGTTGGCGATTTGCGTGACGACGCCATCAATAATCATCGTGCCGCCATACCAAAACCAGATGAGTCCTGATGAGGTATACCGAGAGAACAGCGCCGATTGGGACATGGAATTCCAAAGCGCGTTTGCAGTGGCTTCTTTGCCTGATTGGGACTGCACTAGCAGTGATAAATTAGATGAGCTTGATGCCATTTTGCTTACCTGTAATACGTGCGATAGGTCGGATATCCACGGCCCACTGTGGATGACATTTGATAAATCACAAAACTCAATGTAGATTGAGTCGCCCCAAAATCAGCGATTTGTTCCGCTGCGGAATAGAACACATTTTTTATTCCGGTCGCCGACAGCGTTCTGAGGACGGTCGAGTAGGTGTTATCCGTGCAGACATCCCACTCGTAACTCTCTGCGCTCTCTCCAAGGTCGATGTCCACATAATCACGCCACTCGTCGACAATCCTGGATCGTCGATACCCCCATAACCTTAAATCCTCAGTAGTCGCGTCGCGGGTCATGCTGCCGCCCAACGGAGACAGCGGCTTGAGATTGATACCCTGATATGCGAACGATCGGTCGCTGTCGGTACTGATGTCGCGGCCCTCGGTAATCGCACGGTACAGCCTGGTCTGGCTGATGGCTGATGCCGACAAGGTGATCAACTGGATATCGTCAGGGTCGAGCAGTACCAGCGTGTCGCCGATGCTGTGCAAGCCCATGGCCCATTCGGTGCCGTTCCGTCCGCGCAGCAGGTTGGTTAGCCAGTACGAGCCATCAACCTGTAGCACGCAATTCTGCGCGGCGATGATTTCCCAGCGGCCGTCCGCGCCATACGCGAAATAGTTGCCACCGCTGAGCATGGCGGATTCGGTGATCGAGAAAAGCTCGCCGTTGTACAGCACCACTTCCAACAGGCTGGCGCAGTCGATTGTCCGCTCGTCGACATCACCAATGGCGTTGGTCGCGTAGCCGATGGTTGCACCGGGCGCCGAAAATGTCGCGGCGGTGCTCCAGGTGGAGCCGCCATCGGTGGATGTCATCAGGTTTCCGCCGGCCCAGCCCGATGAGAACGTCCCGCACATCGCGGCGACGAATCCGACGGCGTAGGTCTGATCGGTGTGCACCGTGGGGATGTCCATCAGCACATAGCGGGATCCGCCCTGCACGCTGATAGTCGGCGTGCTGGTGACTGCGGACGGTTCGCCGACGGCGGTCGGCGTGTAGATCGCGGCGCTGTTGTATTTGGCTTGACACTCCAGGCGGCCGTCGCTGGTGTAGCTGATGCTGGTCAGGCGCAGCGAGACATTGCCCTCCGGCGTGGTCAGCGTCACCACGTCGCACGGCTCCAGTTGGTTGTACGTCGGCGGCAGGACGATTGTTACGTCGTAGCGCTCCATCCAGTACAGGTAGAGCAGAACTTCCGCTTTGCCAGCGGCCTCTGCCGCAGTCAGCACGATGGGCAGATCGAGCACCGTCGCATTAATTGCCGAGGTCGTCAGTCGCTCGGCGTACTGGCTGCCGGTGTCGTACTCGCGGCTATAGTCCAGGTGCTTGATCGTGACACGCTGCGGCAATTGCGAATCCATTTCGCGGCTGGTCGTGATCTGCACGCCTGGCGCATTGCCGGCGGCGCGCGCGTCTAGGTCTGTTGCCGGAATGGTGACGACGGATGAGCCGCCACGCGGGACAAATCGCAGGGTATAGCCGTGCTGCACCACGTCAAACGGCCAGGCGCCTTGCAGCGGTTCGAGCGCGGCGCGAATGGCGCCAAGGCTGCCGATGCGGTAGCCTCGCACATCGGTGGTCAGCGCGGTAACATCGATGTCGCCGGAGTCCAGCAGGCCAGATTGCAGGCACTCGTCTGATACGACATTGCCCGTGGTGGTAAATACCGACGAGACAAACGATCTGTCAATCCGAAAACCGGGGGTTTCTGCCTGCCCCAAACAGATAATGCGCCAGTTTCCGAACCCGGTTGAAAAGTGGTAGGGGTTCACTGGGTTGTCATACTCAATCCAGTTTATGGCGTCCACGCTGCGCCACATGCTGCCGTTTTGGTTGAGCCAAAAATTATCAAATCCGACGCACCAGCCATTGGGCGACCCTGTTGGGCTTGGGTAAATTGCCCACGTCGCGCCGTGATCGTCACTGATATAAGTGGCCCCGCCGTAACCCCCGGAAGTGGTGGCGATGCCGAACAGGGCTACCCTTCCGTCAAGTACCAGCCCCTGGTTAAAGTTATTGGCGTCAGAAACCATCGTAAGCACATTTACCCATGTCCCAGAAAGCCCAGACGGGGACGCCCAAACAGTTCGGCCTGTGCCGAAAGCTGGCCGGACCATCCATTTTTCGCCAGACCAAACTAGCGTATTGGCATAGCTTCCGCTCCCGGCCGGAGGGGTCTGGCCATTCCACACAATGCC